AGCAGTAGCGGTACCAATGATTACGCCTCCGGTATCGATCATAATAACCAAAGAACCCTGAAAAATGGGGCCAGTGGTACCAGAAGCAATTAGATACTCATTGGTAGCGTTGTTAAACGGCATACTTCCCAACTGACGAACGGGCCGAAGCCCAAAAGCTGCATCAATGTTTGCCATTGTTGCGATTCTCCTCAATTAGAAGGTTAAAAGACTTGACATCCGTAATTTATTCCCTATTACGACTGCCAAAAGTGACGTTCGATTGCCGTTCCTTGCTTATCGGCATCGATGGATGTTGTTCCCTCATAAGATCATTATCAACCGCTTCCATTTGACCTTGAGTTTCAGTGTCAAAATAGCGTTCACGGCTTATGGCGAGTTCTTCTGGAACCCGTGCAAGCAACAAACCACCTACCCCTATGACTCCGGCATATTTGCCTTCCTCAATAACGGTAGTATTCCATCCAGGATATTCATCTGCCCGTACTAAATCGTAACCGTTATTTAGCCGACCAGAAACATTTTTCCTATCATCAGAACCTGCAAACTCAGAACGAATCCACCGATGTCTAAATCCTTCGGGCGGTGGGGGCGCATCCAATGCAGATGGCGGTTTGTAGAATTTAGGCTTTTCCTTCTTGGCGCGAATATCTTCACTTCGGGGAGTTTTGTCAACCATCGATATACCTCCTAAACCCTTTGGTCTTCGAGTTTAAGTTTTTGTGCCGCGTACTGTCTTTCACTTATTCCAAGCCGTTTAGCAATGTCTCGTTCACTGCTAGAAAGACGAACGCTGGTTGAGCGCCCAGATTTCTGCTTCCGCGTAGCAGAAGCAACCGACTGAGCGGGGCGGTTTTGACTGGATGGAGCGTCTCCGTTAAATCTATGGGGAAACGCGTCCTTCATACGGCGATCAACTTCCGTATAATAGGATTCTTCAGTTCCTTGGTAACCTTCTTTTTCAGTCAGGGTACGGTGGAAACCTAAAGCAGCATAGGTCATGGCTTCATCCTCACCAAACCAGGAATTGCCATCAAACCAATCTTGAGCTCGTGGGTCTTTTTGCGCAACAACAGGCGGCTCCGCAGGTTGCGCGGGCGCGGGCTGCGCTTGATTTGTTTGGTTCTCATCGCTCTGTACTTTTTGCGCCTGTTGCGCTTTCTGCAATTGAGCGGCCCAGGAAACTCGTTCTTTTTGAGCAACAAGGGTTGATAAGACTTCTTGCGCCTCTACTAACGAATCAACGTCTCCAGAATCATAGGCCTCTTTATATCGGGCCTTGGCCTCTGTAACCTGACTATCAATGCGCGTGGAGAATTCGCTGCGATAGCCTTTGTCAAGAGTGCTTATTCGGGTGCTGAGATCCTTGTTCTGTGCCTGAAGCCCCCGCGCATAATCTAATGCCGCAGTTTCACGTCTTTCAGACTCACGATAGCGGTTCGTAAGTTTGTCAATACGCTTTTGGACTTTATCACTATAATCTTCAAGGTCTGAACACTCTTTCGGGTCGTCCGCCACAGCCACACGTCTATCGTCGCTAACGTTTCCAGAAGAATCCTCCGAAGACTGTAGAACTTCATCTTCTTCGAGAACAATATCTACTTCTCCTGCATCATCTTGTGACTGGGCACTTTGGTCTGTATCGATACTACTCATTTTTCCCTCACTTTCTAAACATGAGCAATGTCATCAGGGTCGAGAATTGTAGCCAAAATTTCATCGTCATTTAAAAGCCTTAATTCTGCCCCTTCGATTCGAAACCGACTTCCTGCATATCTACCAATTACCACCCAATCTTTTTCTTTGCAATAGGGCTGCGAATATTTATCCGAATCCGAATAACAATCAGGGCCAAGTTTTAAAACATAACAGACTACCGTTGCAAGAGCATTTCGGTCTCTTGTTTCATCTGTTAGGATAATACCGCCGCCTGTTTTCGCTTTGCCTTTATAAGGCATGACCAAAACACGGTAACCTGTGGGTACTGGCAAACGCTCCATAGCCGATTTATCAAGCAGCTCTGGGTCCAATACACGGTCTTCCTCGGACATATACGCTAAGGCCAAACTACCCTGAGGCTCTAAACTTTGTTTTCTTTTAGTCTTCATCATGATCTCCGGTTTTACTCCTGAGTTCTATTATATACTGTTCAACAAAGGTCAAGCCACGCACTTCACCTACGGCAGACCGATAATCTTCATACTTCACACAATTACCGGCCATCATACCGTCTCGTAGTTCATCGAGACGTTCGCGAATATGTCGTATAACTTTAGAGGTAGCGTACGAAAAGTCATCCACTGGCTTGCCGCCCGCTTTGTTTCAGTTTGGCCACATCGAGCTGCCCACGCATTTCCGCAATATCCTCATGAGAATCCATCTTGGCTACAGCAATACCACCCCGCATTTCCGCAATATCCTCCTGAGAATCAATACGCTCACGTGCTATTTTATTACGATCCGTATTTTCCTGCCGATCTAACTTTAACCGTTCAGCATCATCTTGCGCCTTGCGGTATAAATCAGCTTCCTTAATGCGCAACTCTTGACGGCGAAGCTCAACCAAGGGATCTTCATCCTCTGACGTAGCCGACATAACCTCAGCTGTGATTTGCGCAATTAATTCAGATACACGGTTTTCTGCCTGCGCCATTAGTTGCTGCTGCTGTTGTTCGTCTAACTGCATACCTTGCGCCTGGGCCTGTTGGATTTGCGGCTGTAGCTCCTCGTTTACCATTTTCCGGGCCTGCATACCAATATGCTGCGCCACATGGCCCATTAAGGATCCTGTAACTAAGGGAGCCGCCATAACCACGGGCACTTTCATCATTACCATATGCGCAACAATATGCGCTTGATGGTTCTGTTCCATAAACGCCTGCAACGGCATACTGCTCAACACGTTCCGATTTTCCTCAGACGCATCCACTGGTTGCGGGTCTTTAGGGGGCGGTAAAACTAAGTCAACGTCTTTTATACCTAAAGCCTCATACATACGTCGATACGCTTCATACATATTATGCATGTCGGGTGCAGCCTGCGCTAATTGCAGTTGCATCTGCGCTAGCATGGCCCGTTGGCTACTGCTAAAGATATTGGGATCACTGACCGGTATAACGTCTACCCGTTTATCAAAATCGGAAGCCTTAACATTCCTTTCGGCCCCGACAACGTTATACGGATATTCTGGGGGTAAATAGTCGGCAAATACTGCCGCCAGTAATTTTAATTCTAGTCGTTGCGCATGGTGTAACCGTTTATGGATACCAGACATAACCTTGGTACCACGCTCCAAAAGCGCCATGGTAGTACCAACAGGCATTTCACGGTTTAAGCCGTTTTCAGAAATAGGCATTTCTGACATAGCACTAAATTTACGACCTGATTCTATAATTAAACCAAGTAGTTGGAACAATGTCGCGCTTGGTTCCTTATACGGCAAAGCCCACAAAGACTCACGCAGATTGCCGCCAGGGCTATCCACATCCCGAAATTCGCCAGGGCGCAAAGGCTCATCTTCATCACGTATGCGAATACCGCGAGCCTTAAAACCAGCAGGCAAATTGGCCAATGTGCCGGCATCGATGAGCTGCCGTAAAACTGAAGTTGCCGAGCGACTCAATCCACCAATCATGTGGATTAACCCAAAGCCGTAGAACCCTAATCCTGGAAGAAACTTAAAATGTACGAAATACTGTTTCTTCTTCTTCATCGGGTCGTCAGGCGTCCAATTTCGACGTATAGCCAAAATCTCACCTGAGCTTTCATCAACCGTTACAATATAGGGAAGCCGTACCTCGGTCGGTTCACCTGTTTCGTCAGTATCCTCATAACCCAAAAGATCTAAATCAACATGGCATTCTAATAAAACATATTGTTCATCATGCGCCCCAGGACGTTCCCCCTGCAAATCGTCCAGTTTAGACTGGGTGTCTGAAACATGCATGGTTTCTGGGTGTATGGATACATCTCTGTAAAAACCATTTACCTGCATCTTACGCAAATCATTTATCTGCATATGCACAACATGCGTAACACGCTCAGCGCTTTGTAAATCTGTAGTGGTGTATGGGACTACCAAATCTTCGCAGGCTACAAACTTACTAACCGCCCGTTGCAGCGACTCGTCATAG